GGAGCATCGGCGCCTCCGTACTTCTGCTTCCACCTGTTGGTGCGTCCCCGGACGCAGCATAAGGGGGACCGGGGGTCTTCCCCCGGAAAGCTTCCGGCATAAATTAATTAAAAAATTAAATAATAACAGGGGATAAAACCTGCGACACCTCGGGCGGTCGCCCTTCGGTTCGGCAATTGCAACAACGGTCTGAATGATGGCCCGCGTGCCCTCAATCTGAACAACGTTGCCACGAATGCCAACTGGAACATCGGCGCCTCCGTACTCTACTCATACTGGACGAATGACGCAAATGCAGGTTTTAGACCTACACCACTGACGGTTGAGACACCGTTTATCCGCTATTAATAGTTTGGGGAGTGAAAATTAGTCCGATACAGGACAGACCGTAAAGCGGTCGCACCTGCGGTCTGTAGGAGATAGAAGAAAAAATATCTTATAGGAGTAAAGTTAATGCGTCGTAATGATATAAAGATTTCAGGTGATGAACAAGGCGTAAAACAATACAAATATCTGTATCAACGAATGCTTGACAGAAATGTCATAGAGAAAGCTTACCGGAAGTTAAGAAAAGGAAAAACCAAAAGAAAAGAGATCCAATATATAGACGCTCATTTTGACGATGAAGTCGAGAAGATGCGTCTTATGATTTTAAACACTAAGCCGGTTCCGGTAGAACATCCGGAACTGGCATATAAGCCAAAACGCCGGACACCGAAGATCATCACGGAGAAGGGCAAGAAAAGAAAGATCTATATGCCGGAGATTCACGAACAGTGGCTGCATCACATCATCATTATAATCCTGGAGCCGATTATAACAGCTACAGCTTATCGCTATTCGTGCGGCAGTTTCCCAAACAGAGGTGCTCATTACGGTAAAAGGCGGATTGAAAGATGGATACGAAAAGGAAAGAACATAAGGAACTTTCTTAAAATTGATATCCGGCATTTTTATGACAGTATTCGTCTGAGCGTCCTCATGAGAGAACTGGCCATAAGGATCAAGGACAGCTGGTTCCTATACATCATAGAACTCTGCCTCTGGGGATTTAAGAAAGGCATACCTTTAGGTTTTTACATAAGCCAATGGCTTGCAAACTACATCCTGGAACCGCTGGACAGACTGATAAACAAGACGCTGGGATTCGATATCTTTGAAAGATATATGGATGACATAGTTATTTTTAACGATAACAAGAAGAAGCTTCGTGAAGCATTGATTAAGATTATGAAAATGCTGGGACAGCGATTTAGATTAAAGCTAAAACGTAACTATCAGATATGTAAATTCTTATACATAAAAAAGAATGGAAAACCAATAGGACGAGCACTTGATTATATGGGATTTCTGTTCTGCAGAGATAAAACCCTGATGAGAAAGAGCATCATGATTGCTGCCACTCGGTTGGCAAAACGACTCGGCAAAGCAAAGAAGTATGACAGAAGGTTCTATGACAAGCATCTAAGAGCAATGATCTCATATGTCGGATGGTTCAATTGTACAGATACATATAACTGCTATCTCGAATACATAAAACCATGCGTGAACATAGGAAAGATAAAGAAAATCATATCAAAAGCAGACAGGAGGAAGGAACATGAAGGATTGGAAAAAGGAACATTGTGCAGTGCAGCCTGAAGAACTGCAGCTCATTGCGGATGGTATCTACATGCAGAGGAGAAATATCCAGAAGGTAGAACACAAAGCAGATGAGTCATCAGGTACAGAAGCATACACAGAATGGGTATGTGAATGCCGTGAGATAAGTGTTGATGATTATCATATGTTGAAAAACATCGAGCAGATCAACACAGCGTCTGCGATAGACGCATACACACAGCAGCTGATTGAGGAGGGATTGTTATGAGGATACTTGTACAGAGCTTAAAGAGACTTTTTAACAAAGGTATCGTGGGAGAACCTAAAATCCGTTCCATGACGGAAGAGGGAAAGATCACTGCCGCAGAGTATGAATACATAACCGGCAAGGTTTATGTGGAGGCTTAACATTGGAACTGAAAGATAATTTTATTTGCCATTACAGACGGGGTGATGGCAGATGCGGTAGAAATGCCTGCAAGTGCAATCCACAGAAATGCGATAAACGATACAGCTGTGTTCATTGCACATCCAGCATCATTCCGTTATCCCAGGAGCCGTGCGCATCCTGCTATTTTGGTAGCAAAGAAAGCATGAGACTATTCGTACTTCAAGTAGAAAAAAAGAAATGAAACCACGTTAGGGAGGAAACAATATGATTAAACAAAAATTATGCACACTTATAGGCCTTATAGGAAGTGCCATAGCGTCACTGATGGGAGGATGGTCAACGGCTTTGCAATATCTAATGCTTGCTATGATTATCGACTATATAAGCGGTTTGACCGTTGCCGGAGTGTTCCATAACTCGAAAAAAACGAAAACTGGAGCACTTGAAAGCCGAGTGGGCTGGAAAGGATTGTGCAGGAAGGTCTTTACGTTGTCATTTATCGTGATCGCTCGCGGCATAGACGTTTATCTAGGTGTTGATTACGTAAAAAATGCAGTAATTATCGGTTTTTTTACAAATGAGGTAATCAGCATCGTAGAAAACATGGGACTTATGGGAGTACCTATGCCGGCGATTGTGTCCAAAGCAGTAGACCTGCTCACATCTAAATCAAGTGAAAAAAAGAGATAATCAAAACAGTGATTAGACGTAAGTGTCTTAATCATATATAACCATTGACCGCCTGTGACATGAGTCACGGGCATTTTTATTAAGGAGGCTTATATGGCTCAGAACAAGGTAAAAATCGTTCCGAATGACAAAAAATGCGATGTGGTAGGTGGAAAGACCGTTACTGAAGCAGAATTTCCTGCTGTAGGGAATGAACCCAAGACAGAATCTCATAATGGCAGCAAGGTGCCTGATGGGAAAGGCGGAGCTGAAGACGCAAAGTGAGAGGAGGTGATCCTATAAATCTCGGAGCTGTACGTTAATCAGCGACATTATATCTTGTGTATTATCCCATGCCTGGATTATCAGGCATGGGATTTTTGCAATAATCGTCATAATCGTCATTTTGATAACGCTTTTTCTCAAAAAAATAACGTTTTTATCCAAAAACGGAAATGAATTAAACTTTTTGATCGCAAAAAGTTCAATTCATCTCAAAAATGCCGCAACGATAATAAATGGGAAATCCATCTGTGAAAGCAACGAAAAAAGGCGACAATGGCAGTTTTCAAAAACTGCGAGTAATGGATAGGTGGGATTTTATCTATTATTCGCATGTAAAAAAGTAATGATAAAAGTAATTACTTTTCGGATTTTAAGGAGCAGTCATGACAGACTCTTACGAAAGAAAATATGTTTGGAATTTTTTTACTAATAACGGATTAACACCTGAGGGTGTATCCGGACTTATGGGAAACCTTTACGCCGAGAGCGGAGTGGGATCTAAGGTTCTGGAAAATCTCTGCAGGAAGAGATACAGCGAGATAGGAATAATCTACACGGACAGCACTTATACAAATGCTGTAAATGATGGCTCGATAACCAGAGCCGAGTTCATTAATCCTATGGGAAAACACTATGGCTATGGACTCGCTCAGTGGACATCGACCGGAAGAAAGGCAGGACTTTACGATTATACAGTCGGTAGAGGTAAATCCATCGGGGATTTACAGTCTCAGTGCGAGTATCTTTTAAACGAGCTTAAGACATCCTTCAAGGTAGTATATGAGATTTTATGTAATACCAAGAACATATACACGGCATCAGACAGAGTTCTGATGGACTTCGAAGCTCCAGACAATGCAGGAAGTTATAAAGAGCTGAGGAGAAAGTACAGTGAGGAATTTTATAAACTTTATGGAGGTACAAAGATGGTAATTATTGGAAGTGCACGAATCGACGAGAATGGACACGCATCCGGAGGAAAAGCAGGAGATCAGACCGGTAACGAAGTGTGCATCCAGGAGTATTACCCTCATAAAAAAGGGTGGAGAGTAATAAGAGCAAAGGATGCAGCAGTCCGCGAAGCTATAGCACAGAACATGGAATGGGCCTGCGCCAATGATTATATAGGGTATGATCAGGGCCAGAATCAGACTCTTTACGAGATAGCTCAGTATGTGGGATTCAACTGCTCATACGTAGCTACACCTTGCGAGACAGACTGCGCAAGGCTTGTAAGAGTATGTGTGCTCTATGCCGGAATTAGAGTAAGCGATTTCTACACAACGACAGAAGCAGATGCACTGCTTGCGACAGGAGCATTTGAGGAAGTATCGGTAAGTCTTCCGTACGGACTGCTCCGCGGCGATATCTTGGTAACAAAGACCAAGGGGCACACAGTAGTCGCTCTTACAAATGGGGACGGAACGACCGGAAAAGAAACCGGAAACACAAACGATACAAGCACAAACACTGAACCGGCAGCAGGCAAGTATACTATAGGCTGGCATAAGGACGGCAACGGATGGTGGCATGCTGACACTGTAAATACATACCTAAAGAAGACCTGGAAGGTGATTGATCACCACTGGTACTATTTCGACGAAGAGGGTTATATGTTGACAGGCTGGCAGACCATCGACGGCAAGAGATATTATCTCCAGGAGTCCGAAGAGAACAATCTCCAGGGCGCATGCTGGAAGTCGGACGGATCCGGAGCACAATCAGCGTGGTATGTGGAATAAAAATCTCGTGACAATCATGCGAAAATAGAGTGTTTTTCGCGAGATCATAACGATTGTTCAAAAGATAGGCGTGGGAGAAAATCCCGCGCCTTTTTTGATTGCAAAAAACACGAAATTCGTATAAAAAGTATTTACAAATACACGAAATTCGTGTAATATATAGACATAAGGGACAGATAACCACCACACGAACGGAGGAAATGAGATGCAGATCGAAACAGTAAGAGAACTTAAAGGCTACAGAGTACAGAGATACGCCGGAACACGCGGTCACTTCTTCGTAAATGTCCGTGAAGGTAAGGGGTTCAGAGAATTCTACACATTCAAAACTATAAAAGCCGCTGTCGAGTTCATCGAAAAGGCTTTGTGATACTACTAACCGCCGGAGATCGCATCAAAGGCGGAAACATAAAAAGGAGAGTATAGAAATGACTAAGAAGTACACGATGGAAATTACCTATAAAAACTCAAACGAGATAATGAAAACCGTTAATTCGGATAGTCTCAAGTACATTGTAAAGATGTGGAATGAGTTCTTTTTAACCAGCACGGGGGAGAGGACTACAAGATTATTAGATCATACATGGAAAGTTGTGAGTAATGAAAACGGCAAGGACATCACAGATGAGTTCAAGCTGATGGCATGGGATGAAAAATAAGGAGGATACGAATATGAAGAACAACGTTTATATGATTTACTATAAGAACGGCAACACATTAAGAGAGGAAGCTTTATCACTTGCGATTGATGGAAACACAGCCTATGAGCTTAAGAAGGCTACTCCGTGGGATAATAAGAAAATCGTAACATTCTCGGCTGATATGATTGAGCGTATAGAATGCATTGAAAAGAACAATGATTTGGACGATGAGGAGGCTTTAAAATGACTATAACCGAAATCAGAAATCTAACAGGTCTTAAAATGACAAAGTTTGCAGACCTATACGGGATCCCTTACCGTACACTCCAAGACTGGGAATCAGGACGCAGCAGCCCTCCTGCATATGTGCTCCCTCTGCTTGAGAGGTGCGTAAAGCAGGATTTTCCGGCAGCAACAAAAGAGTAAAAAGCCGTTAACATTTGCTGACATTAAAGAGCCGGCAAATGTTAACGTCCCGAATCCAGGAATGGGCGGAATGATGTAACATCTACAAATATCAACAAATATCTACAAATATTAGCAGATATAAGTAAATATAGGAAAAGCCTCGCGGAAGATCACCGCGGGGCTTTTCTTTATACGAATGACCAGTGTATCTCGATATGATCAGGGAATGCAATGATGCTGTCTATCAGGGATCGGATGACAGTGCGGATCAGTTCGCTATCGTTGGATGCCATAACATCATCAAAGCTCTTTAACACTTCGACAGCGTCTTCCGCAGAGGAAGAAGGGCCGGGCTGAGATTCTTCAAATTCTTTGATTATAACATTTGTACGGTCTTTATCTTCATTAAGCGTCTTAAGTCTTCCGGAGATGGCGGCAATGTCTATGCCGTCTATCTGATACAGATCAAGGAGCTTGCTGACCTGTTTATCTATCTCTGCGATATGCTTGATGGCAGCAATATATTTTGGATCCTGTTCAAAGCTCTTTTCAGTGGGAGTCATGTTCTTCAATTCATTCGGGTCGAGTGACAGGGAACGAATCTCTTCGACCACCTGTGTTTCGAGCTGAATGATATCGTATTTTGAATTAGTGCATTTAATTTTTGCCAGGCGTGCGGCGCGAGTAGGGCGGCAAGCATAATAACCGTAATAAGGGCGGGCAGATGCTGTGATGTGGCGGTTTCTCCATGTTGTCGCACTGTAAGGGCGGCCACATATACCACACCTGAGCAGACCGGTTAAAAGGTGAGGAGTCTTTCGAAAGTTGGCCGAAGCAGAAGTAAAGGCGGTTGTATAGTTTTGATACTTATCACGAGCTTTATTCCAGTCTGCTTCGGAGATAATAGGAGTATGATTGCCCGGATAGGATACGCCGGAGAATGTGACATATCCACAGTAAACGGGACTCTGCAGGACTCTTGTGATTGTACTGGTGTGCACCCACTGAGCGCCTCTGATCGTATATCTCTCATGGAGATAGCGTAGTATACTGTTAATAGACATCTCTTTGCCATTTAGACCATTAAGGAAAAGATCATAAATAATCCTTACCTGCACAGCTTCTGATTCGTTAATGATCAGCTCACCGTTAGTGTATTCATAGCCAAAGGGTGGTATGCCTCCACCGGAATACTTTCCTGTTTTGGCGCGGCCGATTCGTCCCATAGTCATTCGTTCGGTGATGTTATTACGTTCAAGCTGAGCGAACACAGAAAGAATCCCCACCATAGCTTTACCCAAAGGCGTAGAAGTGTTCAGGGACGACTCCATTATGGAACAGAAATCAATATTATTTTTTATAAACTGATCTTCGATCAGATACATGGTGTCTTTTTGGGAACGTGAAAGTCTGTCGAGTTTGAATACCAGAACGGTATCAAAGGATCCTGAAGGGATATCGGCGAGAAGCTGTTGGAGAGCGGGACGGTCAAGTTTGGCACCGGAAAAGCCCGGATCAGTGTAAGTGCGAACAAGATTCCACCCCTGGGCTTCACAGTACTTTTTCAGACGATCCTGTTGCTCACCGATGGAATATCCTTCGTCAGCCTGCTCCTGGGTAGACACACGAACATAGCCTGCCACTTTTTTCATGATTTTATACCTCCATCCTTGGGAGGTATGCTATAATACGATTTGCGAGAGGGTATTACAACATACCTGATATGAGAGCTTTCTGCATGGCGCCTGTGGGGCAGGCATCTAGCGGAAAGCTCTTTTTTATTTCAAAAGAAATGTTATTTTAGTTCAATCTTATCTACATGCATTCCCGGAATAGTAACCTCTCTGCCTGAGGTAGCTTGATATGAGACAGTCCCGGTCGAAGTTCCATAAACGGTGATACGGTCATCTTCAAGGATTCTCGAAGAAACAATGTCGGGAGAGTAAGTGCAGTAAATAACATCGTCATAGCTCTTAGATGTTGCAAGTCTAATTGTGACTTCATAATCTGATTCCATAACTTGTAAAACAGTTCCAGTAAATTTAATCTTTTCGCCTCGATAATCTTCAGGATTCCTTGCAAGCTGATCATAAGTTATTCCAGTGTCATATCCTAGTTTCTCTTTGGCTTCGGCAGCAGCCTTCTCGGCGGCGATGGATTCTTCTTTTTTAATACGTTCATTTTCAGCAATCGATTCAGCTTCAATTCTTCTGGCCTCGGCTTCAGCTTCTGCAACGCCTTCGTACGGAGCCATCTCATCCTTATATGCGTCATAGGCCTTGGAAACGTCTTCAAGAGACTCTATGGTGTTGTCTTTAACATTCAACTCACTTTTGAGTTCTGCAACTCTGTACTCTAAATCGTGAATTTGGCTCTCGTATGGAGCAATTGATTCTTGTACATCACTTTCAGTCATCCTTTTGTCGCATCCAGCAAGAAAGATAGGAAATGATAATAGAAGTGGGAATAAAATACTTTTTTTCATACTAACCTCCAAAATAAATATAATTAAGCTCATATCAATATTTGTCATGAGCATTGGACTCTATTTTTTGAACATCATCTTTCTTGAAATCTTCGTCTTCAATATGCTTTAAAGCATGAGCATATGCTATCAGTTTTTCATCTCTTGAAAGGCCTACGTCAATGTAGACCGTATGTCCTCCATTACATGGAACCACAACTTCGTGTACACCCTTAGGCATAGGAACATAGTAAACAAACTTGTCAGCATCAATTATTTCGTTAGCCATCTGGATTAGTCTCCTTGAATCTCTTTAACATGTCAGCTGCCATTTTTAAATCTTGGGGTTTGGCGTCACGAGCAGCGTCGAAGAGGATTCTTAGATCTTTGTTTTCAAATAGTTCTTGAGCCATCATTGCAGTTTCCGGATCAGTATAGTAACCGTCGGATTTATCATTCTTGTGAGCATGAGATTCTGGGATGTAAGTGGTCTTATTGGTTCTTCCTACAAGGTAATCGATATCAACATTAAAAAAATCAGCAATGGATTCCAAAGTCTCAAAGTCCGGCTCACGCGCACCTGTTTCGTACATCCCTATACGACTACGCGATATACCTAACCGTTTAGATAGTTCTTCCTGTGTATAGCCCCTGGTAACTCTCAGGGTTTTGAATATATTTGCAAATTGTCCCATAACATTCTCCTTCTGTCTTAAAAGAAGAATATCACGAAACGTGATAAAAAACAATTAATAAATGTCACGAAATGTGTTGACACAAAAAACAGCCAGCGTTATATTAATAATGTCACGAAAGGTGACAAGCAAAAAGCACGAAAGGAGAATAGAAAAGTTGGAAGGATACGGAAAAAAGCTCATGGAATTAAGAGGAGACAGAAGCAGAAGAGAAGTATCAGATGCCGTAAATATAAGCATTTCTGCGCTGACAATGTATGAATCCGAGGAAAGAGTTCCTCGAGACAGCATTAAGATTGCGCTGGCAAATTATTTCGGTGTGTCAGTAGAGTGGCTTTTTTTTACAAAATAATGTCACATATAGTGACAGAAAGAGGGAAACATGAAATCTGAAGACATTAAGATCGTCCATGTTATGGCAGACGGGACTGTTAGAAAAAGCGTTGCCGGGATGGTGATTCCTGCAGGTAGCGGTATTTACAAGATCCTAAGGGAATACAAGAAAAGTTGAGTCATTTTACGTACGGCATACCGTTGACCTACTGGGTCAATCTCCTGACGGTACAAAGATAGCCGCTGACGTATTAATAGCATATAAACATTGGTTAAAAATAGAAACATAAGAATCTCCTTTGATATATACGGGATTGATACAGCGGGCCAACGGTATGGATAAATGAAAGGATTAAAGCGGAAGAAAATCAAGGATGCAGCAGGAGAAAAGGGTATGAATGAAGAGAACATAAGCAGAGAAGAGTTTGAGGCGTTGGAGAAGAGAGTATCTGGCCTTGAACAGACTATTCAAAGCCAGATGAAACTAAATGAAGAAAATTTTGACCAGGTTCTAAAACTAATTAGTAGTGATCAGGACTATATGGATTTGAGACTCAAATGGGTTATTACGTTTGCTGTTTCAATTACAGCATTAGGTATTGCCGTATGTGTGCTGCTATAGCAAGGATTAGAGCAATGATGGATATGACGGTAGTGATCCAGTAGTGAATAGTATTAGCTCTTTCTCTTTTTCTTATTTTGCGGTCTTCTTCTAAAGCACACTTACCTTTGTAAAGAACGGTATACATATCATCGCTATACATTCCATCAGGCATTTTGCCATCGCGAAGTTGAGGTAAGTGATGACCTATGTATTTTGAATCAAGCAAAGCACGAAGGACTTCACGAAGATCATTTTGGTCTATCCGTAGATAGGCACTTAATTCCGGAAGAGTATAACCATCATTTTCGAGTAGTGCAATAAGCACCTTTTTATCTAAATCACTCAATAGTAAGGACTCCTTTCATTGTTACTCGGCACTGGCGGGCGCCGGCACATCAATTATAGGAGTAGTCAGTTTTATAAATCAAGGATGCAGCAAGCCAACGGTATGGATAAATGAAAGGATTAAACATGACATTTGACATCACAGATCGAGAGATCAGGACCATCAAGAGGATGGCCAGAAGAAACATATGCAGGAACCTGGAACAACTTGATCGCAAGCTCGACAGGGTTATCAAGGGAACAGGAGACTACATCGGCGGAGCACTTGCGCTGGCCGGCATGGTGACAGTAATCATCGGAGCAGGATGTGCGGATAGCATTCCGACAGAAAGCCTGAATACATGGGGGTTTGTCATGATATGCGGAGTGGTTGCGACAGGAATCGGCGTAAAAATACTCAACTGGATGAGGGAGTAAAGATGTATCTACTGACAGAACCATGGACATATTATGGCCACAACTTAAATATCAAGAAAACACATATTGCTGTTATTGGCAATCAGACAGATTGCAGCAGTCACCGAAGCGTTCCATTTGCTCCACTGATCCTTGGAGCTTTTTCCGCAAAAGCAGTACAGAGAGCTTGTTATGCTCGTAGATGTATTGAGTCATTAAAAAGCGAGTACACATATAAAGGAGTAAAGCATGAACTACGAAGAATTCAAGAAAAATGTATTAAGGGATACCAAGAATATCGCAAGAGAGCTTATCGGCGATGATGCCGAAGTGAAAATCAAATCCGAGAATGTCAATGGCGAAGAGCTGGAATTGCTGAAAGTAGCATATTCATCCGGTCACGGAATAGCAATAAATTTACGGCCTTTGTTTGAAAGTTATCAAAAGACACCTGTATGGTCTGCAATGATCAAGGCAATCAAAAGCCATCTCCATGATTGCTTGAGCATATCTTTAAAAGGAATAAAAAACATGGCGGACTACCAGAAAGCCAAGGAAAGGCTCGTCATCATCCCCAAGTCAACAAAAGAGATAGACATGTTGGAATATACATTGGGATTTACGATGGATGACATTCCCATGCTTGTGGGACTTGATGCAGGATCAAATGACAATGCGGAACGTGCAGCACAGATATCAGCGATAGTGAGTAAAAAAGCCCTCGATATTTGGGGCGTAAGTGAAGAGCAGGTGCTTGTTGATGCCATGGTGAATCAGGCAGAAAAGGACAGACCTGAGATGATGCTTATAGGCGAGATGCTTGCAAAGTTACATCCTGCACTTTCATGTCTTCACGAATATGATGCTCCGTTCTACGTAGTAACTACTGAAAGCCATATGAACGGTGCGAAGGTTATCAGTTATCCGGGATTCCTGGATAGTGTATGTGAAAAGCTTGGAGGGGATATCTACATAATTCCGTCAAGTAAGCAGGAGGTTATTTGTTTCAGGGATGATCTTGTCAGGGAAGATAACAATATAAGCGAGTTTATCTCAGAAACGAACAGAAGAGAGCTCATGGAGAGTGAGGTGCTTTCGGATCATCTTTACCACTATGAAAAGGACACGGCAACATTTGAAAAGGTGGAAGCCTACAGAAATCGGAAGTTTTCATAAAAGTCACTTAACAAATTGCTCTGCTCATGCATCCTCTCGGCTTGGTACGTACACATTTCCTTCTGATGCCATGAATGTTTGCGATTATTTTTTCATTTTATCCCCTCAAAAATAGACACGCTGAGCCGAGGGGATACATGAGCAGAGCAGGACATATATAAGGAGAAAACATGGAAAAAAACAAAAGAATCAGTAGATTCACGTCTACAGAGATCAATAGAAGGATAGCAATAGGCGATGTCATTTTTGATATAAGGCTTTCAGCAAACAGAAAAGTTTCCAATGACGAGTTTGAGGAACTTGAAAAGATCCTCAGCTCATCAATGGATAACCTTATGAAAGTTTTTGACTCAAATCGGGAATCCTGACTTTCGGCAAGTTCCCTGAACAGCTCTGCCGTAAGTTTTGCAAGACGCTTTACGTCAGCGATTGTCGCAGGGGCATGCTCATTGGTACTAGACAGATTGAGCTGATACTCAAAACGGGCAATAGCTTCATTGATATCGTAATCGCTCATTTAGATATACCTCCTTCCATTATTTGTCCGGTGCTGGCACACCGGCAATATCAATTATAGGAGTAAGCAAAGGAAATATGAATAAAAAGCAGAACATAGAAAAGGCAGTAAGGATAAGGTCTGAGCTTGTGATGTTCTGTGGAGAGGTTCCGGAAGAGATAAGCACTGAAATCGAGGATCTCCTCCCGAAGATGGACCAGCTTATAGATCATATCAACAATCTGCCGGGTAAAGGTTGATACGCGTGAAGCGATCACATAAATAAAACGGAATCCCATCCGGAAAACGGGAAGCTTGCGACTCAGCTACTGATACGGTCGCACATCTATTTGTTCATCGGCTCTCCGGACCGGTCATCCGAGAGAGCCACAATCTAAGTATTCGAGGTAAAACCTATGGAATTAGTAAAAACGAAAGAGGATGAGGTCATTCCGACCGACGAAAAGCGAACCGTCGCAGGAATGATCACAAAGTACGTAGAGTGTAGATTCTGCGGGCAGGTGCACATGCTCCAGTACAACGAGCTACCTGAGACAGATGCACAGATCAACGAAGATGCTGTGATGGCTTGCGATTGCCCTTCTGCTAGAGATTATCAATGGATGCAGAGAGCGGCAGAGGAATCAAAGCATAATCTTGAAGTTCTGAACGAGCAAATGAACATGAATTTTCCGGATAAAGTACTGGAGTTTTGCAACAAGGCTATCGACCTGATTGCAGCAGGAGAGATAGAGAGTCAGGTAATCACATCCGGAACAAGGCGGATAAGCATCAAAAAGAAGAACGAGACTAACATCGTTATACATGTAAAGAAAACAGCAGAAGCAAGTCTTTTGGCCTGAGATTTCTATGAGGGGATGGAGAAATGAAAAAAATAATGATCATCTGCGACAGATGCGGAAAAGAAATAAAAGGATATCCCATGAAGCTCATCGCAGAGTACACGCAGAGGGTGGATGAAAAGATTCCAGACAGAAAAGAGATGCCGGATTTAATCAGAAAGTCCATTCAGGGAGACTGCGAACGTGACTACTGCGAGGGTTGCATGCAGGAAATCCTTGATTTTGCGCATCGCAACATGGACATAGAGACATATATGTCCGAGAAGAGAGATGAGCTCACGGAGGAGGCTGAGATCGATGCGAAAGCAATGGTCATGACAATGGATAAGGTCAAAAAGATCCTGAAGCCAAGCCAGAGGGACGTGCTGGAGCAGATGTGCGCAAGAGGAATGAGCGAGAAAGATATTGCCAGGGACATGGGCATCGAAAGATACATTGTCCGATATTACATCGGCGAAATAAAGAAAGCTGGGTGAGTATGAGATTAAACGAATATCAGGTAGAAACGTCGAAGACGATAGAACGGTATTTTTTTAATAGTGCTATGGAAGAACATGCACTCCATGGCATGGCTACAGAGCTGGGAAAGCTCAATGCTTTATATCTTCGTGAGCAGCAGGGCTCGAAGGAAGATCAGGAACAGCTCAAAAGGAACAGAATGGGAGATATGCTCCGGTATTTTGCTGAGTATTGCACCGCTCACAACTGGAGCATGGATGATATAGCACAGGAAAGTCTGCACAGGATGCAGATAGCGGATTAAGGAGTAACGAAAAATGGAAGGAAAGCCAAAGCACTCACTGACAGATCTCAACGAGTATCTGTTTGACGAATTAAATGCACTCACAAATAGCGACCTGAAGGGAGAGGCTCTGACCGAAGAGATAGAAAGGTCAAAAGCCATCGTTCAGGTCGCAGGAAGAATCGCAGGCAATGCGGCCATACAGGTACAGGCTGCAAAGCTTGCTTTAGATAGAGGCGGAGCATCCGCGCAAATGACAGATGAAGCCATTTCCGGGCTCCTGTCCAGCGAAGGATGAGAAGCAAATATCCCGAAGGCATGGAGGAATTTGTAAAAGCGAACGCTTGGGGTCGGAGGGATGACGAGCTTACAGTTCTGGTGAATGAGAAATTCGGACTGAATCTGAAAGTCAGCCAGGTAAAGAATTATCGCTCTAACAGAAAGATCAGGAATGGGTTAAAGCCTGGAGTGAACTGGTGCCATCCGAGGAAGTATACAGACGAGATGCTCAAGTTCTTCGCGGATAACATCAAGGGGCGCGGCAGGGCTGAGATGGCTGCGCTGATGACGGAGAGATTCGGAGTTGAATTCACAACCATAAATGTCAAGAGCATACAGGGTAATCATAAATTATGGTCTGGGCTGACCGGACGATTCGAAAAAGGGCACGTGCCTGCGAACAAAGGGAAGCATCCTCCTACAGTTGGAAGGATGGCCGAAACGCAGTTTAAAAAAGGGCAGAGAGCAATGAACGCACGGCCTATCGGAAGTCTCAGGCTCGGATCAGACGGATACATATATATCAAGTGGCAGGAATTCCATGGGAATAAGAACTGGAGCCAGCTGCATAAGTACATTTATGAGCTGGCTCACGGAGAGGTCCCGAAAGGATACTTAGTGACTTTTAGAGATGGAAACAAGGAGCACATAGCTCTGGATAATCTCGAGCTGATCAGTATGCGGGAAAACGTGAGAATGAATCAGAAGGGATTAAGACAGCTCCAAGTAGAAGGGATTTTTGAAACGGCCAAGGCCGTGGCTGATCTCACTATAGCCATAGCTGAGGCAGAGAAAAAGAAAAGAGGATCTCATGTACGAAAAAATGCAAGGAAGCAGGCGGCTGGTAAGAGCGCTTGAGAATACAGAGAATCTTAAAAGACTCGCGGAATTCTTAAGGTATGAGCCGCAGCAGTTAGAGGAAGATATCAGAGCGCTGGGGGACGTACTGAAAGAGTCCGTGAGCGAAACCGAATGAAGTGAAAGAAGCAGGCAAAAGATGGAGATGATCGCCCTTATGCCGATAGTGGTATGGATCTTAGTCATATTAATCATGTGGAGGATGAAATGAGACAGTATTGCAGATATTGCGTTTATATGATCTGCGGAGACACCTGTTACTGTCAGCAAAAAGCGAAAGAAATGACAGAGAAGCAGGTCGTTGCATCGAATAACTGCAAGCTCTTCGAATTCAATCCGGAGGATGCTCTGGGAACCGGACATAAGTACACGCCCAGAGTATACAGAGAAAAGCAAGTATCGGGGCAGATTTCCATATTTGACTATATGGGGAGGGGATGAAATGACACGCATACAGTACTTTCCAAAATACATACAGACATTTCGACACGGAAGATGGCATATCGAGGCGTGTGTGCCTACTGAGGCGCAGAAAAAAATAGCAGAGATCGGAGCGCGTCCGGCATACGCATACACGAGCCTATGCGCAAAGAAAACCTGTACCAGATAAGAGAGGAGTAAAAAGTGAAGCCAAAATGCACCAATGAAAATGTAATGCTCAGCGTGGATGTCCTGCACCGGCACCCACAGAATCCTCGAAAAGGAGTCGGGGATGTGACAGAGCTTGCAGACTCTATCAAGAAAAACGGAGTCATGCAGAACCTGACAGTTATACCGGGATACTGGGACGGATCCGGAAACCACCACGATGAAGAGTATACCCTCCTCATAGGACACAGGAGATTCACGGCGGCAAAGTTGGCCGGAATAACAGAGCTCCCCTGCAGGATCATCGAGGGGATGAGCGAAAAAGAGCAGATCGCCACGATGCTGGAAGAAAACATGCAGCGCACCGACCTCACCATATGGGAACAGGCGAGCAGCTTCCAGCTCATGCTTGACCTAGGGGAAACAGAGGACTCGATAGCGAATAAAACAGGATTTTCCAAGCAGACCATAAAGCACCGTCTGAATCTTGCAAAGCTCGACGGAAAAGAGCTGAAGAAAAAGGAAAAAGACGGAACATTCCAGCTGACACTGAAGGATCTTTATGAGCTTGAAAAGATAAAGGATATAGAGACAAGAAACAAGATCCTGAAGGAGTCGAACGACTCACGCGATCTTGTTTGGAAAGCCCACCAGGCAGCAGATCAGGAGCTAATAAACGAGAGATATGTAAAGCTCGAAAAAATGTTCAAGTCTGAAGGTATCAAGAAAGCTCCTAAGAAGGTAGTGGATCAGGGCAGATGGAGTCAGGACTGGAAACACCTGCATGAGTGGGACCTTAAAGACAAAGATCTTGATATGAGCATTCCGGAGGATGTCCTCAAAAAAGTTACCAAGGAGTGCTATTACGTCAAATGGACCTTCTCCAGCGAAGTGTGCATCATAGCACCGAACAAAAGAGTACAGAATAAAAAAACCAAGGAGCAGGAAGAGGCGTCTCGTAAGGAGCGAAATCAGAAAGACTATAAGAGTAGATATAAGGATCTTATGGGGAGAAAAGACACCTTCATCCACGAGATCATAGACGGAAAGATTGATGATATCAAGGAAAGCGTAGAGTTATGTAAGGAGCTCTTTGATGCCATCAACGATATGAATGTATATATCGGTAACTACCTTATATCATTCATAGCCGGAAAGGAAGCATACGGACTCAATGAGGAAGAAAAGAAGGCTGCTGCAGAAAAGGCTTCGAAGCTCAGTGTTACCCACAAGATGCTTATATATCTCGGCTACGGGATGAACAGCCAAATCCCTATCAACTGGAAGGGAGAATTCTACAAAGAAAAAGCTGAACCCGTACTCGAAGCATTCGGGATCCTCGGCAAATGGGGATGGACATTCGAAGAATCAGAAAAAGCGCTCCTGGATGGAACGTGTGAGTTATTCGAAAAGGCGGTAAAAAATGATTGATTGCAGAACTGAAGACTGGAAGAAATCCATAAAGGTGGAGGGCCACAAGAAAAAGAAAATAATCTGCATGGAAGAGATGTCTGAGCTCATTAAGGAGATATCAAAAGACCTAAGAGGGGGACTTCGCAGAGCGTGCCTGATCGAAGAGGTGAGCGATGTGTATATATGTCTCACGATGCTCCGGATCATGCTTGGTATCAATGATGATGAGATACAGAAGTTTATAGATTATAAAGTCGAGCGCCAGAAGGAAAGAGATGCGTTAAAAATCTCAAAGTCTCACGAAATACAGAAAGAGAGCGATGAGAAACTGGATAAATATATCGAATACCTCGATAGCACCATCAAGATGCACGATGATCTGTGTGACGAGATAGCATCAGACAGTGTGAAAAAGGGATTGATGCAGCAGGCCAACGACAATATCCGGCTCAGAGAGTGGCTATTGGACTACAAGAAACTCAAAGAGCAGGAACCAAGGATGGTAGATGGCGATGATTTAATGATATCACTTACGGACTGGTGGTTCTCATCATTCAGAGGGGAAGAAACAGACGAATCAAAAGCAATTCATAAAGTCGTGGATAAGGTAGAGGAAACCCTGAATCAATTCAGGCGGGAGCAGATAGAGCTATGAAACGAGGTTTAGCGATGACAAACAAAGAAATCATAAAAGTACTGGATGGTATGAAGGTGAAAATAAGAATTCCAGAAGCAGCAGTCACACAGCTAAAGAGGAATGCTGCTTTAGACGAAGCCATAAAACGATTTAAACAGCCGAATATCAAGATTCTGTCAAAAAGTGAAGCTGTCAATATACTCGCATCAGCCACACCCTACAGTGTTTATCAATGGATTCATACTCTTGAAGAAATTGAAGCACTAGGTTTGCGAATTTGCGAGGTAAAAGTATGACAAAAGAGACGATGATAAAAGTCCTTGAATATAAGGCTGATCATATTAAGACAAAAATAAAACCTCAGTTTTTTCGCGATGTGGCGATGGCTTTAAAGGAGCGGGAACTCACGGCCCACTGGGAACCAAAACCAAGGGTTGGCCATTGGATATATGACAAAAGGATAGAAAACTGGAAATGCTCTGAATGTGGATGCAGTCCGAAAACTATCGGCTATGTTGGCCACGTGGAATTTATGAGAGAACATTTTAAATTTTGTAATCACTGCGGCGCAAAAATGACTGACGCGATTATGGGGGAAAAATGAAAAGAGATTTAGATGGAATAACAGTAAACATCGGCGTAACGATACCACAGCAGACCGTGAATCGATGTTTGGACATACTCGGCATGTACCTAACTGACAATCCGGATGTTGAGTTGGAAGTGTCCAAGCAAAACATCGAAGGGAATGAGTACAGATATGTACAAGCTTTTCACAGGGTATATCAACAGCCGGAAAGTGAGAAAAAATGAATGAACGTATTGATTACGAAAAACAATGTATGTTCTGCAGATGGGCAGATAACACACAGGCGCAGTGCTTCGATGGACATATACAAAACATAGCAGGATGCAAAAGTTTCGAGCCGGATAATGCAAAGATAACAACCAAGGATCTGGAAATCGCTGCCTTGAAACTATATACGGTAATGGCGAGAGTCGGAACGACTCATTTACGTTTAAGGTTTACAACCGGGATAACCTTTGATGCATGTTTTGGCCAGATGAAAAGGAGAAAACATGTTGATGTCAATTATTAAAAAGAAAGGCCAACCCGTACGAACCGAAATTTCTTTCGCGAAAAAGGAATGGGGAATGATTCCTGAGATATATCAAAAGAATCTGATGATACTTGATCACAAAATCACTGCAAGAAAGGTCTGCTTTTATATCGATGGTGACTTACTAAACGGAGATAAGAAATGAAACGAAGTGGTGCAGGAAGAAATCGCTAGGAGAAAAAAATTATGAGGAAGCAAACATGAAAGATATACCGGGGCAGATAAGTTTGTTTGATTATCTCGAAACCCTGAAAGAAAAAGACGAACCGGTGGATATTAAAGGAGCTGTAAATCTCAAATCAAAGCCCATATCTCACTATGAGGTAACGGCATCATACGGGGACATCGTCCTGCTTATATCCATGTGCCGTGATTATGTAAAAACGTTGGACGAGATTCGAGGAGATAGCATAGACTGGCAAGCTTACTACAGAAACAAATTTCTCGGAATTGCTGACAGGTTCCAGGAACAGATCGGATATGACTATGATGCAGCAGTCGAGAAATGCAGGAAGAGGGCAGGCAAACGAGAATTCAATAGTGACGTAGGAGAAGATGCTTTACTCCTGGCTCTGAAGCGTAGCAATGCCGGCAAGGTCCCAGAGGCGTTGAAAGAGGAAAGCAATCAGGAAAGGGAATCAAACCATGAATAAAATAATAGAGAAATGCGAAGCATACAAAAGAAAAACGGTCGCCGCAGCATTAGAAAAGGCGAAGGCAGAATATGCAGACGCCGAAGGGAGTTTCAACGACACGGGCTTCGATCGCTACTATAACAAAATGACAAAGAAGGAAGCCGAAATCGCCGAACTCGAAGAATACATGAACAGGGATAACGCGATCAGTGCGGCGATCGAGGAAAAAAAGAAGGTTCGTGCTGAGCTGGAAGAAATCAAAAAGAATCTAAAGAACAAACTTTTTTATTTGTTGGCGGCTATCCCTGAATGTAGCGAAGGAAGGAGTATTCGGGAATATGTCGAACGTCTGTAAAGGAAAGGAAGTCTGTCAGATATCAGATCAGGCAAAAGAATAGCCGGGGCAGCAGGAGCGAAACAATTATGAAAATGACAATAGCAGAAGCCTTCAGGAAGTATAAAGAAATATCTATCGACTATGTTTTCGATAACAAGTGTCCGCAGTGTGGCAAGCTATTTGACACAGTGGACGACGAATATAGTTTTGGGGGCGACCTAGAGTATTTTAACGAGTGGCTAGAAGAATACACAGTATTAGACCTAGACGACGAAATAGAGCAGATAGAGGGCAATAGGTTTAAGTATGAGACCTATGCCCCGGACGGTGATTTATGCCCCTGCTGTGAAAAAGAAAACGGCAGCAGCTCTATAGTTTATATCCCTAAAAAAACAAGGAAAAGGGAGCAGGGCACCAAGAGGATATTAAGCGCCCTCAAATACACGGACGATATAGACGCCCCGGCTAAAGAGGTGTTCGGTTTAATTGAAGATGTTCTGGACACATTGATCGAGGTCGGAAATGGAACGACAGACGAAATGCTCCACGAAGCGGCGGACAAACTATTTAGGGTAAGAGATCTTCTAAAGGCAAATTACCGGCCACATATTAAGAAAGTGCAGCATGTCAATAAATAAGATGTTTCTTGTTAATGGCAAATAAGTAGAAAGTAGTTTCTTCTATATATAAGTAAAAAATCAGACGAGTGTGGTGAGAAGGGCGCAGAACCCTATAAACAGTTCTTCAAGGGTATAACTTTAGAGCTATTTTATAAAATATAAGATTCTGATGGTGAGGGATGTCAGATGGCATACAGACAGAGTAAGTGGATATACGGGAATACGATCGAGTTTAAAAAAGCACATACATGGATGTGGAACAGAAAAGGAGAGAGAAGAAACAGATCCGAATCATTTAGTAATCTGACACCTGAGCAGATCGAAGCCAAGAAGAAAAAAATGCAGACGCATAATGAGCTTGAGGCAATCAAAGAACTGGACAGGATCCTTCAGGCTAATTTTACTGAGGATGATCAGCATGTGGTACTGACATATCGTGATGACTGTATACCGACTGTCGATGAAAGTAGAAAAGTCTTAAATAATTTCTTGAGCAGGACAAGAAGATTTTTCAAAAAGCATGATTGTGAATTTAAGTATGTCATAACAACCGAGTGGAATGCTAAAAGAATTCACCACCATATCGTATGCAATTCTATACCCGGTGTGAACATGGCCAAAGAGATAATGAGACTCTGGGGCAATGGCGGAGCTCATCTCACTCCGCTATACGAGGATAAGAATTATAAGGGACTTGCGAAATATCTCGTAAAAGAGACAAAAAAGACATTCCGTGATGAGGATAATCCTTACAAGCAGAGATATTCATGCAGCAGGAATCTTGTAAGACCGGAACCGGAAGTAAAGATCGTACATGCGAATACCTGGTCAAAAGACATCAAGGTTCCGAAGAGCCTGAGAGAGCAGGGATACTACCTGGATAGAGATTCCGTAAGATACTGGATCGATTGGGAGGGGTATCTAAACGCAGAGTATAAATTTGTCAGACCGTCTGACAAGGAGCTGAAGCGAGAATTGAGATGCGAGAAGCAAAATGAGGAGTATATCAAGAAATATATTAATTCGTTCAGACTGGGGGATCCGGAAGATGAGGATTGAACTTAAGGACCTGCCTCCCAGGATGCAGAGACAGGCATTGAAGATGATGGCCGAAGAGGATGAAAGAAAATCTGCTCGTGCGTCACCAAAAAAACCTGCAGATAAATCACGATTCGATAGTAAAGGGGAAGCTGAGTTTTATCTAGGAGTAATCACTCCGGGGCTTCGAAGCGGTGAGATCGTATCGTGCGAAGAGCATCCGGAATTCAAACTGTTCGATGCAGCAGAATTCTGCGGGCTCAAATTAGGAGCTATACGATACACAGCAGACTTTAAGCTGACCTATAAAGATGGGTCAGTTGAGGTTGTGGAGATAAAAAGTAAATTCGTCCGGAGGATGCAGAGAGATTATCCCGTAAGGCGGAGAGCTTTTATCGAGCAGTATGCAAGGCCGAATGGATGGTTATTCAAAGAAATAATCACAGACAAAGATTAAAAGGGGGATGTGGAAATGAAAAAGACAGACGAAAAGATCATTAACGCGAATCATTTAAAGAAACGCATACAGACGAAATTCACCGGTGACTGGTATAGCATTTACACCATGATGGCCCTGGTGGATTCGGAACCACCGGTAAATCATTCCATACATTTCGTCGCATCAACAAATAGACAGAAAGTGGGGGATGAAAAGGTGGCAGCAGCTATCGGCTTTTTTGCCGGAACGGTAGTGACCGTGGCAATCATCTGGATATGCCTGTGGATAGGCTTTTGATTTACGACTAGATTAGACTCACAGAATCAGGGAGGGATTATGACAGCAAAGGAATATCTGCAGCAGATACACAGATTGAGCGAGGAGATCAGGTGCAACAGAAGAAGGATCTCCGAGATCGAGAGCGATATCTCAGGGCTCAAAGCTATAGACTATTCAGGGGATAAGGTCGGAGGATCCGGAGACCCGGATCAGATGGCATCAAAGATTGCGAGACTTGTAGACCTTGAGCAGAGGATAGCCGATGAGACTGTTGAGCTTCAGGAGACTAAGGATACCATCATCGGAGAGATAAGGAGCATGAGCAACACCAAGTATGTCACGCTCCTTACCATGAGGTACGTGGAGTGTGAACGATGGGAGCGCATAGCTGTGAATATGAACCTCACCATGAGATGGGTGTACCAGATGCATGGAAATGCGCTCAAAGCGTTTGAGGAAATAAAAAAATCTAAAACAGCATTATAATTCACTATCGACCTGTGATATATATTAAGCTGACGAAGGAAGGATGAAGGTGTCGATCATCAGCCTTCGTACCATGGCGAACGAGAGCCATGTCAAACAATTCTGGATACCTCGAAAGAGGTAAGGGTGCATAGGTTTTACTCCTTTCATTTAGGGGACAGTCATATACGGCTGTCTCCTTTTTGATGCAAAAAAAGAGAAGACCTGGCACATGCAGCAGGCTATCCCCGGGGTGGCGTAGGTACTTCCTGACCCATATATGCCCCTGCGGGTCCGCTGAAGCCCAGGTTTTGAGCCTATAGAACAAAAAAATCGTGCGCACTTCCTTCCGCTTTTGCGGATGGGGCGGGCTCGGAAAATGAAATGAAATTCTTTTTCATTATATGCGCTGAAAAAAGTCTTTCGCGAAATTGTACTTTTGTGAGTACAAAGAGGAAGTGAAAACGGGTGCATATGTTTTTTCGGAGGAGGAACTGTGGAAGTTACGCAAAAAGCACTTGCGGAATGTCTCGGTATCACTCCGAGACAGGTCAGAAATTTAAAACAAGAAGGCCTGTTCCAGTTAAAGGACGGGCAGAAAAAGTACAATCTGGAGAAATGCATCCAGGAATACATACAGTTCAAGGTCAATGATGAAACCGGGCGGAGAACTGTAGTAGATAAAGAGAGGGTCTCTGCAGAGCACGAAGAGGTCAAAAAAGAGATTTCGGCACTTAAGCTCCGGAAGCTCCGGAGAGAGCTCCACGAATCTGCAGATGTGGAGTCGTATCTCATGAACATGCTTCTGGCATTCAGAAGCAGGCTTGAAGGAATGCCTCAGAAAATGGCAATGCAGATCATAGATGTTAAGGACATCAATGAGATCATAGGAATACTCAGAAAAGGTGTGAGCGAAGCACTGAATGAGCTTGCCGGATATGATCCCGATGCCATTGACGGACAGCAGCAGGGCACCTATGAAGAAGACATTGAGGATTTGGAGAACGAGGAAGAGGAATGAGTCAAAGGAGCAGATCGAAGCAAAAAACAGCAAGACTGTTCAAAAGAGTCATAGAGAGGTGTCTCAGGGTTGAAAAAGTCCAGGCCGTATCTGAATGGGCCGAAGAAAACAGAATCCTGGACAGTTCGAACAATCTTCCCGGAAAGTGGTCGAATGATATCACTCCGTATCTCACTGAGATCATGGATACATTCAACGATCCTTACATCAGGAACGTAGTTCTCTGTAAAGGAACACAGCTCGGAGGAACCGAAGCTATCCAGAATATCGCTTTTTACATCCTGGACAGAGCTCCGGCACCTACCATGTTCGTATATCCTTCTGACGAGCTTGCGAAACAGATATCAAATAACAGATTACAGCCATCGATAAGGCTCGTACCGAAGCTAAAAAAGCTGTTCCTTGAGAATGAATCAAAGGAACTGGAGCTCAGGTTCCGGAACATGAGGATATATCTCCGAAGCTCAGGATCACCGTCAAAGTTGGCATCTACTCCGATAAAGTTCCTGTTTTTTGACGAGATAGACAAGTTCGGCGGAGCAACATCAAAAGAGGCATCACCTTATGATCTTGCGGTAGAACGTACCAAGACATTCAGGCCGCAGCAGAAGATATACGAGGTTTCAACTCCTACGCTGAAAACGAACTATATCTGGAAACATCTGAAGGAAGCGAACGAAGAGAGACATTTCTTTGTAAAATGCCCTCACTGTGGCGAAGAGATAGAGCTTAAATTCGCTCAGATCCACTGGGACGAGGATAAAGAAAAAGAACTGTCGGTGGAAGAAAGAGCTGCAACCGCGATTTATGTCTGCCAGGAATGCGGATGTGAAATCACGGATGCTCAGAAACTGAGGATCCTGAGAACAGGGCGCTGGAAAGCAGTAAACAAAAAGGGCGTCGGCAGGGCAAAGAGCATAGGCTACTGGATATCTTCGCTGTATTCGGTATTCCTCAAATGGTCAGATATCGCAGAGGAGTTTCTGAAGGACAAGGATGATCCGGAGAAGCTTCAAAACTTCGTCAACTCATGGCTTGCAGAGCCGTGGGAAGATACACAATTAAAGACCAGCGAAGACACGGTGATGGAACGGCAGACTGAGGTCCCTCAGTTCGTGGTTCCGGAGTGGGCGAAGATGCTCACAGGCGGCGTGGATGTGCAGGAAACATCACTGTACTACACCATAAGAGCCTGGGGAGATTACACCACATCACAATGTATCACGCATGGCCAGGTGCTGTCCTTCCGGGATATCGAGAATGTCATGAATCTCGAATACCAGAAGGAAAACGGAACAAGATACATCGTAAACATGTGTCTCATCGATTCCGGATATCAGCCTGATGATACATATGATTTTTGCCTTAATAACTCGGACTGGGCGCTGCCTGTCAAGGGCGCATCAAATCCGATGAACGATAGATACAAGATATCCAAGATCAACAAAGAGGGCAGTAAAGCCTATGGAATGCAACTAGTAATCGTTGACGGTGATCAGATAAAGGATTCCATCGCCGCCAGGATGAAACGTCCGAACGGTACCGGCTCATGGATGGTCTATAAGGATACCGACAGCAACTATGCAAGGCAGGTCACAGCGGAGCAGAAAATCACCGTCAAAAAGGACGGGACACTGAAATCTCACTGGGAACCCAAAACCTCTCATGCAGATAACCACTATCTGGACTGTGAAGTTTATGCGATGGCTGCTGCTGAGATGTGCGGAGTGAGATCTCTGCACCTGCAGACTCCGGAACCTGAGACGCCAAAGGCACAAGAAGCGCAGCAGGCGTCTAGCGACAATGATTCCGGATGGATGGCAGGAGTAGGCGATAACTGGATGGAAGGAGGTTAAAAATGGCAGTTGACAATAATGCCTTAGGGGCTACACCACAGGAACAGTTAAAAACCGTGAAGGAAGCTATCTCCTCGATCCTTATCGGAGGGCAGAGCTACAAGATAGGTTCCAGATCGCTGACAAGAGCAGACCTGGCACAGCTTAGAGCAATGAAAAAGGAGCTTGAGGCTGAGTGCGCGGCAAACGATAACACGGAGTTTTTCGGCGATACGTATGTAGGAGTGTTTGACGGAAGATGATCACGGCCAATGATATTAATCAAATCATGGGAATACCAGAATCCTTTCTCTTACCTGAGCGTATGATGCAGATACTTTTATCCGGAGAAAAAGACCTCATCTTTGATAGCTTCAGGGAACTTGAAAGCGACCTGTCTTTTGACTGGTTTACTGATTATTTTCAAGAGGAACACGCAAACAGAAATGCCATGATGCAGGATTTCACTCCTAAGGAACTCACACAGCTTTTGCCGGAGCTTGCGTGTAGTACATACACGAAAGTGCTGGATGTATGTGCAGGGACGGGGGGGCTCACCATAGGCGCATGGAGTAAGAATCCTAACGCTTTTTTTGTTTGTGAGGAGTTGTCACAAAGAGCACTGCCGATACTCATGTTCAACATGGCAATCAGAAACGTAAATGGATACGTAATAAATAAAAACATTCTTTCCGGTGAAGTGATGGGAGTATATAGGCTTGATAAGTCTGAAAGGTATTCGAAGATCACAGAGGAGCATAGCGTACCAGAATTTCAAGATTTTGAACTGGTCGTAATGAATCCGCCATATTCGCTAAAACACGAATGGAAAGAGACGCCTGAGTGGCTGAGAGGTTATGAGCCTCCGACAAAGGCAGCAGATTATGGCTTTATCCTCTACGGCATGAGCAAAATGCGATCAGGCGCAACGCTGTGTGCGATATTACCGCATGGGGTATTGTTCCGGGGACAAAAAGAAGGTGCCATAAGGGAAAAGCTGATACGAGGCAAGAGAATCAGAAGCATCATAGGTCTACCGGATAAGCTGTTTTTGAACACTCAGATTCCTGTGTGCGTCATGGTTATAGGCGAGAATGAAAACGGAATTTTTTTCATAGATGCCTCGAAAAAATTTGTTAAAGCAGGAAAACAGAACATCCTAAGAAAAGAGGATGTTGACGAAATAGCGAATGCATATCACACAAGAGCCAATATTGATCGGTATTCAAGCAGAGTCGGTTTCTCGGAACTGGAAAGCAACGATTTTAATCTGAACATCCCGCGTTATGTTGACACAACGGAAAAAGCAGAGCTTCCGAAGATGGGCGAAGTGATACGGGATTTGATGGACATTGATTCCCAGATCCAAAAAACAGAGTTTGAATTATCGAAGATGCTGAAAAACTTGAAAGCTCAGGATACTGAAGATCAGAAAACGATAAACGCATTTGCACGGTATTGCCAAAAAAAGAAAGTGAATAATGCCTATGAGCAACTCAGCCTTAACCTGTAAACCTCTTACGGAGATTGCAGAGATAGAAAGAGCACAAAAAAACAGAATATATCCGGCAGGAAGCATCTATGTGCAGGTGAGCGCCTGCAAGAAGAATACAGACGAGATATGGAATGAACTCGTGGAACCGGGAACGATAGACGGGAAGTTTGCAGTGGTAATCCCCAAAGCGGGAATTATTCCGCATTATCTTGTAATCGCCTTGGAAAAGGCGACTGCTGAGTGGCATAGCAGATATATAGGCACCAACATAAATATATCGATGGATGCGTTTAAATACCTTCGGGTTATGTACCACAAGGATATAAAGGCTCAGTTAGAAGTGATAGAGGCAATCAGGGCAGTAGAACAGCTGATGCAGCAGGAAAAAGAAATCGTAAATAACCTCAAAGAATCGAAAAGGTGGTTTTTGCAAGGAATGTTTGCGAGTTAATAGAGAGGTGGAAATGAGTAATTGGCTAGATGGCGTGATCGGATGGTTTTCCCCGGAAACAGCATATCGGCGCCAGGCATTCCGGCAGGCCTTAGAGCTTGAAAAGGCATACGATGCCGGAACCTACACTAAACAGAATCAGAACTGGCGTGTATTTAATGAGTCCGCAGAAGTAGAGGACTCATGGAACAGAGACATCGTAAGAGCAAGAGCGAGAGATCTGGAGAAGAATTCGGATGTTATGAACTCCGTGATCGGAGCGTATAAGCGTAATGTATTCGGTCGGGGATATCGCTTAAGAGCCATGACGGGTGATGGAGAGATAAGCACAAGTCTTGAAAAGGCATGGCTCAAATGGTGTAAAAAGCGGAATTGTGATGTTACTGGGACGCAGAACCTCGACCAGATGCTCCGCATGTGCATCGAGAGAAAGAAGATCGATGGCGGCATCATCCTCCTAAAACGTTATACGAGCGATGGGTTCATACCATTCCAGCTTCAGGCACTTGAAGTTGATGAGCTGGATACATTGGCAACGGAACCGTCACAGAAGGGGAACAAGGTTGTAGGCGGCATCGAGTATAACCCATGGAATAAGCCGGTAGGGTACTACTTCCGTAGATATTCTACAGATGGCTTCACAGTGGAAAATACGGAATTTGTGGAAGCGAAGGACGTTATATTCATGTATTCAAAGCGCAGGCCTTCGCAGATACGTGAGATGTCCGATATGTCACCGACCATCACAAGGATAAGGGACATAAATGAATTTATACAGTCAGTGGCAGTTAAAGAGCGTGTGCTTGCGTGCCTGTCGGTATTCATAAAACGTGCTTTACCGCCATCTATCGGACGTTCAAACCTCGCTGATGGTGGAAACGGTGAAAGATATCAGGGTAAGATGCTCACTCCGGGCATGATCCAGTATCTGAATCCGGGGGATGATGTTGAAACAGTTATACCTGCAGGGGCCGCTACCGATGCGACTCAGTTCATCAAGCAGCAGATGCGCATGACGGGCTCCGGACAGGGACTCTCATACGAAACTGTTTCAAGAGATATGTCGGAATCGAATTATTCGTCTGCAAGGCAGGGAATAATCGAGGACGAGATGACATACCAGGAAGACATCGAGATGCTCACGGATGCTCTGGATGAGATTTATGAGACGTTCGTCATATCCTGCGTGTTGTCCGGAAAGGTTCAGATCAGGAACTTCTGGT